GTTATCAGTATAATGAAAAAAGAAACTGAAACAATACTCTATTTAGAATTTTATGATCACAGTTCATCCACGAATGAATGGCAAAATTATAAAGAAATTTTATCTGATTTAGATCCAGATCAGAGCATCATGAGAGCCGTAGGAAGATTAATAGGGGAAACTGAAATAGCCTATAAATTAACTTCTATGTGGGGTGATGAATGTGCAGGATCAGGTCACTGTATTATCAAATCCACCATCACGAAGGAAATCAGGTGGGAAGTACCTAAAAAAACCCCTAAAAAATCCGTTTTAAAGACCTTACAGTAGGGTTTTAATCTAAATAGCATAAATACCACTCTAAAATGAAAAGAGGGGTAATCAGTTGCCCAATTACCCCACAGGAGGAACTCTTATTTGCTAAAAAATAAGATATTTCCTAGATACACTATAATCACCTAAAAACAATGCCAACAGGGATATTAATTATTTATAATTTAGCTATTGACGAATTATAAAAAACTGTGGTACAACTATCACAATGAAAAATACAGGAGAACTTATTATGAGAAACAATTTAGAAACATTAATTAAATATCAAGCTAATGGTGATGGTGGATATATTCTATCTCAAAATTATGATCGTAGATTGGATGAAGTCTATGGAACTTTAATATTTGATTATCCAAACATTTGTCAAAGACACATTCATAAAGATCACAAAAATAGATTGTTTAAAGCCCTTGCAAATTCATACAAAGTAAAATTTGCAGATGTAAAAAGACTAGGTGATTGTGTACGAGCAGTTCGTGAAGAAGAACTTGTAATAGCCTACCAGATGACAAAGGAGGAAAAATAATGACTTTAGTAATTACAAAAAGAGTGCAGTCCTTAATGGACTGCATTGACGAACTGTATAACCAAGAAGGTAATACTTATTCAAAATTAGAAATAGTTGCAGGATCATATTCTGATACTTACAAATCTATCAATGGTATTAGACCAAGAGGTAGTCACATGAATAGTTGGACTTATGAAGATTACATCTATCACCATGACAAACTTGCGGATGATCTTGCAGACATGGAGAGATACGAACAAGAGCAAAAAGAATTAAAGAAGAAAAGAATTTCTAATGCTCTTAAAGATACTTACTCTAACTCACCATTCACTAACTTTTTTCAGGAGGTAAAATAAATGATACACGATCTAATCACAGTGCTAGTTCACTTAGGAACATTTGCTTTCATACTTTATTTCATTAAGGAGATATTAAAATGAGTAATCTAAAAAAGAAACTATCCGACCAAGTTTCAGAACTTGCATCAAAGAATATTGGTGGTGGTGTTGAATTGTACGATATGACAGATGAGATGCACGACATATATCGTTGGGCATTAAACAATGCACCTATTTATCAATTAAGAAAATGGAAAAAAGAATTTAAACAAAGACATAAAGAACAGGAGGAACAGGAATGACTTGGACTATGCACTATGGATATCTGAATGATACAGATATTCTTGATACAACGATTTTTGTTAAGGAGAATGAGCGTAGCTATTTAGCAGTTGCGCTTTTCTCAGGTAAGTCAAAATCATTCTATAAGAAAGATGCGAAGAAACTTTTGAATAGAATATCTAATCCTAAAAACTTAACAAAAGACTGGGTTGATAGTTTTATCAATCCTGCAGACAAAGCTAGTAGTGATTTTATGAGCAGAATGTTTGATCAGAACAATCACACTAGAGAAATCAAACAATTCCTTGAAGGGAGAATACATGACTAAACTAGAACTAATCTATGGCAAGAAGCCAAAGAGAGAACAATTCATTACTAAGGCTCTACCAATAGAGTTATGTGATGAAATTGAGAAAATAACTAATGGCTATGATGCGCCTTTTTACATTAAGGTAAAAGCATTTGTAGAACATTATAAGAAAACACCAAACGCTAAATACTAACCAAAGGAGGAACTCAATATGCAAGAAAAAGAAAAATCAGTCTGTGATATTTGTCAGGGAAATCATTATTTCATTGATCAAGATGGTAATGTCAATCAATGCCCTGAGTGTACGGCACAAGGCTATAAAGATGAACAGGAGAATATACCCAATGAAACCAGAACTTAAACCTTTTATGCACATCCTAGAGAAGTGCTTTGAGAGAGATGGGAAATTCTCTATACCCTTAGTAGAAAAACAGGAGGTGAAAAATGAGGATATCAATTATACTACTTATAATTTTTCTAACTTCATGCTCATCAAAGATCATTCACGATCCAAGAGGAAATAAGGGTAGCGAAGTGGCTCAGAGATATTTAGACGATAAATATAGCTGCGAACAGTTAGCTAAAGACAATACTAATGGTGTTGTTGAAGGCTATAAGGTAGTTCATAACTGGTACATCCGACCATCTTTTCTTTTCTTAATTGACAAGATGGAGTATAGTTATAACAACTTAGTAAAAGAATGTTTGCGAGGTCGTGGGCATTCCATACTTTAAGGAAGGAACTTTAAAATGGAAATAAGAACGGAAAAGCTGCTATCCGCACTTGAAGCAGCAAAGAGAGAGTTTAAGCCATTACAGAAAAATGGTAAAAACAATTTCTTTAAAACTCAAAACGGAGTGCATGAATACAGTACCTTAGTAGATATTAAAAATGCTACAGACGAAGCATTAAATAAACATGATCTATCATTGTACTACACAATCACTTTTGAAAATGATCTTCAATTCCTGACTACTAACTTAGTACACACAGGATCAGGTCAGTTCATAACTTCAAGATCAGTCTTAGGTAATGTATCAAACAATCCGCAACAAATCGGATCAGCAATTACTTATTACCGCAGATATCACATTCAGGCTATGTTAAATCTGGAAGCTGATTTTGATGATGATGGAAATAAAGCATCAACCCCAAAGCCTAACAACACACCGATTAAAGGAGGTCTATAATGACTGCATATGTGACTTTGTTTTTTAATGACAAAAAACAAGACGGAGATAACTTACCACTTTATCAAAATGGTAAAGTTAAATTTGATGAAACTATTACTTTAGAAGCAGGTAAGGTTTATGAGATTGCGCTATGGAAAAAAACCGAAAATAAAAATGGTGATCCTATGAACGCAGTGAGCATCAAGATTGATGAGAGCGATTACTGGAACAATAAAGAGCCAGAAACTACGCAGCAGTCAAATCCGCATGAAAATATCCCATTCTAAAAGAGATATTATCAAGGATAAAAAATACCTGATGTGGGTATGTAGTTTACCCTGCATCTCATGTCAGGTAAGGGATGGAACTTATAAGATCAGTGACACCATACAGGCTCACCATGTTCAACTTAGAAGATACGGCGCTATGATTAGAGATGATAGTAGAGTAGTGCCGTTATGCTTTTACCCATGTCATCACTTACTACATACGAAATTTGGGGAAAAGAAATTCTGGGGTGATCTAAATTTTGATCCGATAGAGTACGCTGATAAACTATACAAACATTACAAGGAGAAGCTAAAAAATGAGAAAAGTACACGAATATAAAATCAAATCTTTATTCAAGGGATTTGCACCAGTAAGAGATAAAGTAATTAATGACTGTAAACGCAGAAATGAAGATATTGCGATTTTGGTCTATGAGAAAAAGATGATCCTGCCAATAGAAAGTTTTGGCAGCTTTGCTTATTCTGTACCAGTCAAAGATAAATTCACTTCTGATATTCATCAGTTATTATACTTTGAATTTAAAGAAGAAGATAAACAACAAACTAATTTATTCTAAGGAGGAACAATGATGAATAAAGAAGGATTTGAACATTGGGATCTATTACCCATGTCATACTCAAAATTAAACTCATGGAGGTCATATCCCTGCCAGTTTATTATTAATAAAATATTTAAGATCAACACAGGAACTAATCCTGCCATGTTTACAGGGATCATTGTTGAAGAATTGTTAAAAGATTTATTAATGGGAAATGAATCTGAAGATAATACTCAAATGAAGTTAAGAGATTTTCAACAAACTCTTAAAGATTATCATGATCAGGATGAAGTAGCTAAATACTTAAAACTAATTCCTAAGTATTACGAAAACTGTAGAGCCTTATTTAATAGATTTGGTAATCAACCCCTGCACTCTTATCAAGAAGAACTAACAGTAGAAATAGAGGGTATTCCCTTTATTGGATATTCTGATTTTGTTTGGGATTTAGGCGAGGAAGGAATGTTTATTTTTGATCTCAAGACTAAAGGCAGAATGGCAATCAATCATTCAGATAAGTTGCAGCAGCTGATCTACAAAAAAGCATTAGAACTGAAATACCAAAAGCCAGTTCACTGCAGTTTGTTTGTAGTCACACCTACAAAGCATCACTTTGAGGAAATAGAATTTACTGATGAACATGAAATAGAGATCAGAAATATTCTTAAAGGTATGGATAGGGTATTACAGATATGTGATGAGCCTAAAGACTGGGCATATATCTATCAACCTAATGTAGATGACTTTATTTGGAATAACACAAAAATGGTAGAAGCTAGGCGGCAAATATGGGGTATCTAATGGTTAGCAATAGAGGATTTGTACCTAACAAAGAAAGAGTAGTCATTAGATGTGAAAATTGTTTAAGAAAATTTACTAAATTTATGGCAATAAGATTGTATCAACATAAAGAAATCTATAAATGTATAAGTTGCTATAATTCAGGAGGTAGTAAAAATGGCTAAAATGATATTTATCAATTATTGCCCTGATGATCAATTATCTGGGTGCATGATCCTTAGTTATAAAGCTGAATTAACTTATAGAAGGCTACAGGATTTAATTTATACCAATGATGATCTATTATTTGATGATCCTATCATCTGGGAACTAGCAACCAGAGGATTTTGCGAAGATTTATCAGAGGTCAAATCTGAACTTATCAAAAAAGGGAAAATCAGAATAGAGGATGGAAAGATCAGGAATAAGAGATGTTCTGAGGAAATCCAAGCAGCTAAAGAAAGACATGATAAATCAAAGAAAGCTGCTACTGCTAGATGGGGTGTTCCAAACAAGTCATTTGGTACACCAAATAGGGATGAAAATACAACACCTAATGCTAACGCATCATCTGAGCATATGCCTGAGCATGATCCAAGCATATGCCAACCACTAACCACTAACTACAAACCACTAACTACTAATAATAAACTAAATATATACACGCAGGAGTTTGATATTTTCTGGCGAAAATATGTACTTGATGAGAATGACAGAAGATCAACTAAGTATGATAGTTATAAGCAGTGGAAGAAGTTAAAAGATGAAGATAAAGAATCTTTAGGCGAAAAGTTCCTTACTTACAGAAATCAAAAAGGGGAATATTATAAAGCATTAGAGAGGTTTATTTCAAAGAAAATATTTATGGAAATAGTACCTGAGAAGCAGCTTTCTGATCAAGAAATGAAAGATTGGAAATTTAATTCTGATGTAGATATGCGCCGTAAAGGGATGAAACCTTTATCTTGGTCAGTAAGTTATATCAGGGAACTTGACGAATATATTGAGAAAAACCCAGTATGATTATTTATGGGCTAGGAAATGGATCTTAGCCCACTCTCTATCTTGCTCTTTAAATTCTACTTCTACAAACTTGTCAATGCCCTGAGCAGCATGATCAAACTTGAACAAGTCAAGAAAAAACTGAATAGATTTATTAGTAATATGGTAAACATTCATGGTTGGAATATAGGAATAAATGTTTATCTTTGAATTGTTAAATGAGTAAATCAGTTATGCAAAAACCTCAGAATTATATCATTATTGATAATGAAGATGGCACATATTCCGCTTATGTGAATTATGGAGTATTTGAAAGTAAAGAAGATGCAGAAATGAGTTTACAATATGTTATGGATCTTATGGGATATAAATTACAACCCCAAGTGACTTATCACTGATGAATGTTCAATTAAAAGCAATTACGGATATTAAACCTTACGCTAGAAATCCTAGAAAAAAGAAAAATTTAAATAAAGTTGTAGAAAGCATTAAACAGTTTGGATGGCAGCAACCTATCGTAGTAGATAGAGCAGGAGTAATTGTTGCAGGACATTCCAGATATGAAGCTGCTAAGATATTAGAGTGTAAAGAGATACCAGTGCTGATTGCTGATCTATCCCCTGAAAAAGCAAAAGCCTATAGAATAGCAGATAACAAAACAAATGAGTATAGTGAATGGGATTTTTCCTTATTAAACAAAGAATTTACGGACTTGCTAGATATCAATATGGATTTAGAGATCACAGGGTTTGATACTAAAGAACTTGAAGATTTCTTTACATTTGATAAAGAGGATGATGTAGCCAAGATTAAGACAGAGAAATCCTGCCCAAATTGCGGTACAAAATTAAAATAGAGTACACTCTACTCATAAAGAGGTAAAAACATGGCAAGACCAAAACTAGATATCAAAGGGGAGGAAGTTCAAAAATTAGCATCATATGGATGCACTAATACAGAAATAGCAGACTATTTTAATTGTAGTGAAGGCACTATTAGAAATGGTTTTTACGAATATTTGACAAAAGGCAGAAGCATAAAGAAATTGCGTTTAAGACAAATACAATGGCAGATAGCAGAAAAGGGAAATGCAGCTATGGCTATCTGGCTAGGGAAGAATGAATTAGGTCAATCTGATGGTGGATTGATTGCAGAAGATAACGAGCCTTTGGCATGGTCAGTTGATTAGTGCCGCTAAGTAAACCCCAAAAGCAGATATTAGAATGTGATAAGCGTTTCCGAGTATTAATTACTGGAAGAAGATTTGGTAAGACCTTTTTATGTATTCAAGAAATAGCTAAATTCGCAAGATACCCTAAAAAGAAAGTTTGGTATGTAGCGCCAACTTATCGTATGGCTAAAGACATTGTTTGGAATGATCTAGTGGATAGAATGGTCAAACATAAATGGGTAAGCAAGATTAATCATAGTGATCTAAAGATTATCTTAAAAAATGGTAGTGAGATTTCCCTGAGAGGTGCAGATAACGAGAATAGCCTGAGAGGTGTTGGATTAGACTTTCTTGTGATGGATGAATTTGCGGATATCAAAGAACATGCCTATACAGAAGTATTGCGACCAACCTTATCTGATAAGGGAAGAATGGGTGCGGCTCTATTCTGTGGAACTCCAAGAGGATATGGAAACTGGTCTTACAATCTATTTACGAGAGAGAAAGATGACGACCAATGGCAATCATTCCAGTTCACTACACTAGAAGGTGGTCAGGTATCTAAACAAGAAATAGAACAAGCCAAATCTGATCTGGATGAAAGAACATTTAAACAAGAATATCAGGCATCATTTGTTAATTATGCAGGACAGATTTATTACAACTTTGATAGAAAAGAAAATGTCATAGATAAATACACTCCTCAAACGGCAGAACTACACATAGGCATGGACTTCAATATTGATCCCATGAGTGCCGTAGTATCAGAGATTATAGGCAATAAGATTATTATCCATGATGAGATAGTGATTTACTCATCCAATACTGATGAATTAGTACAAGAGATAAATGCAAGGTATAAAGATAAGCACATTTATGTTTATCCTGATCCTGCTGCCAAACAAAGAAAGACATCCGCAGGTGGCGTGACGGATTTAGCTATCTTGAAAAATGCAGGATTTAATTTAAGAGTTAGAAATACACATCCACTAATTAGAGATAGGATTAATGCAGTGAACACTAAATTGAAGAACGCTAATGGAGTTAGAACTTTATTTATTGCTAATAGTTGTAAAAATGTGTTAAAAAGCATTGAAAGACAAATTTATAAGGAAGGCACGACCATACCTGATAAAGATAACAATTATGATCATATGAATGACGCATTAGGATATTTAGTGGAATATTTATACCCTGTAAGAAGGGATTTTAAACCTAGCAAACCCCAGAGGTGGAGTTAATGGCATTATACAGTAGAGAATTTTTAACATCCAGACATAAGCACTATCAAGAAAAGTTTAAGGATTGGCATTTCCATTTAATGTCATATCTGGGCGGTCAGGACTATCAAGAAGGATATCAACTTAATAGATATATTTTAGAAACTGATGAGGAGTATTTAAAACGAGCAGAGAATACTCCGATAGATAACCACTGTAAGAATGTGGTGCAGATTTATTCTTCATTCCTATTTAGAGTTCCACCAACAAGAGATTATGGATCATTACAAGGTGATCCGCAGCTAGAAAGTTTTATCAATGATGCAGATTTAGACGGAAGATCATTTAACAATGTGATTAGAGAAATGCAAGTGAACGCATCTATCTATGGTACTTGTTGGGCAATCCTAGATAAACCTGCCGTACAAACACAAACCAGAGCAGAGGAAATACAATTAGACATCAGACCATACATCAGTCTTTATACCCCTGAGAATGTCTTAAACTGGAATTTTGAGCGTAGTTTAAATGGTAAGTATGTTTTAAACAGATTAGTTCTATTAGAAGATTTATTTGATGATGTAGCAACCATTAGAGTATGGACTAATGAAGATATTACTACTTACAAAGTAAAAGATTACACCAAAGGATATTCTACATCTAAGCCTATGCTATTAGATGAGATGCCTAATATGCTAGGCAAAGTTCCTGCCGTAATTTTATATAACCAGAAATCTCAGCGTAGAGGTATTGGTATATCTGATTTGAATGATGTGGCGGAATTGCAGAAAGCTATTTACAATGATTATTCTGAGATAGAGCAGCTAATCAGATTATCTAATCATCCTAGTTTAGTAAAAACACCTAATGTAGAAGCTAGTGCAGGTGCAGGATCTATTATTGAGATGCCTGAGGATTTAGATAGCAACTTAAAACCTTATCTAATCCAACCTAGTTCCCAGTCATTAGATGGCATTATGAACAATATCAATATGAAGGTAGAAGCCATTAATAGAATTACACACATGGGAGCAGTTAGAGCCACTCAGGATAGAGTGCAATCTGGTATTGCCTTACAGACAGAATTTCAATTATTAAATGCTAGACTAAGTGAGAAAGCAGATTACTTACAGAACGCAGAAGAACAAATCTGGAAACTATTTGCTGAATGGCAAAACCAAACATTTGATGGTGAGATAATTTACCCAGACTCATTTAATTTGCGTGACTATGCCAGTGATCTACAATTCCTACAAGCAGCTAAAGCTAGTGGTGTTCCTTCAGATACCTTTGCTAAAGAAGTAGATAAACAGATTGCAAGAGCCGTAGTAGATGATGATGAAAAGATTAATACCATTGATAGTGAGATAGATGCCAAAGCAGCACCCATAGGTCAATTCTCAACTCCAACAATAGAAGGGGAAGAAATTGCCGAAGTTTGACGATCAGAATATAGATTTACCTTTTGGCGTACCTGTTCAAATGGGTTTAGTAGATAATTTTAGTGGTATTCAAAAATTTGGATATAATTCTTCAGTAGGCTCATCATTTGAAACTATTTGGGATGGTGGAGGTGATTATACATTTATCACATCAGCAGGAACAGCAACTGCTACATCATCAGATACAAGTTCTGATAATGGAGGAACAGTTAAAGTTTTTGGATTAGATAGTAATTATGATTT